TCAGCGGATCTTGTTATCGATCCTGAGGGCGTCCTGTACCATTTCTTTCCTGACGGTGGCTATATCCTCCAGCACGTCATCCAGACTGGCGCCCTCCCTTCCGTTCCGCTCGATCCTGCCGAGTAAGTCGGAAGCCTGCGCTACAACGCCTTGAATCAGGCAGGTCCGCGTTACGTCCATCATTTCGAGGGTTGCTTCTACGCCGGTTTTTGTGGTCATGATGTGGTTCTCCTCTGTGTTGATTGAGGCGCTGCCACCATGCTGCAAATCTTAGGGGTGGCAGGCCGTACAAGGTTTGCAGTACCGCCACAGAGGAACGGCCAACCCGAAGGCTGCCTCATACGGCCCACCATAAACTGCGGGCATAAAAAAGACGCTTCGAGTGAGCGCCGGTGCGCTCTGTGTATTCGGGCTGCAAATCCCGGCCCTGTAATTTGACAGGACAGAGACAGCCTAGACCCAGCTGGCCGGCCTGTCAATTACCGCGGTTCTCTCGTTCGTAGGCTCGCGCCTCATCGATCAGCCGCGAACACAGCTTTGATACCGCATCGCTGATCGCGGGGCCGGCTGCGTCCAGGCAGAAGCGCACAACTAAGGGGTCGACGCCCTCTATCACTGGCTGGTTGAACCGTACCCCATCCGCCAGAACAGCCTCCAGTCGCTCTCTGACCGGGTCTGGCTTCGCTTCTTTGCTAGGGAATAAAACGACATGGGCCATTACAGTGACCTCGATCCTCGTTTACGGGATTCGGTATTGATAAAGTCGGTGCCGTCGCTGTAGCTGCGCACGCCATTGCGGGTAGTCTCCTGGATCGTCTGCACCTTGACCACCACCGGGTTCTGGCTCGCCTCTGCCTGGAGGGTCTGCAGGGCCTCCCGGAAACTCTGTGACAGGCTGGCCTGGTCGATGTTGGCCGGCACACTGGATAGCAGATCCTTGATCTGCTCAATCTCAGTCTTCTCTTTCTCGCCGTCGATCAGCGTAGCCTCTGCCTTCCGGTTCGCGGCCTCAACCGCAACATTGCGGATCGTCTTACCCAGGTTCGTGACCTCATAGCTCGAATACTCTCCCGATTTTCCGATCTGCTCGACCATATCGGCGGCAGATCTGGCCCGCTCGATAGCTTCATCGTAATTACCCGTGTCCAAGGCATTCTGTGCCTTCAGCCGCTCGTGGCTGGCGTCTATGTAGTCGGGCGGATCGTCGTCTTGTCCGCCGCCACCGCCAAGACCCTCGACAAAGTCGTCGAACTCAAGTTCGACCTTGTTCGCATCCTTCTTCGCATCCTTGTAGGCATCAACCCGCTTCTTTGCGATCTTCAGTGCCTTGTTGTAAGCGACCAGCTGGTCTTTCTCATCCTTAATTTTGTCCTTCGTGTCCTCGGTCACTTCGCCCAGGTCTTCCGTTACCACGGCCAGATCCTCGGTTTTCCCCTTGGCGTCCCCCTCAGCCATCGCACGGGCACGCACCAGATCCAGGAGCTCACGGATTCGACCCTCGGTAGTGATTAGCTGATCCTCTTTTTCGCTGTATGAATCCCCGAACAGGGCATCCCAAAGCCCGCGGGTCTGCGATCCTTTCTCGATATCCTCGATCAGGTCCCGGCGCGTGTTGTAGAGATCCCGCAATTCAAGCTCGATATTGCCAATCCCGCGTTCTGCTGACAGGCCAAGGCCGGACAGTCCACGGTTCAGTGTTTCCAGTACGTCGGGACCAAACCGGAGGGTTAGCGCGTCCATGTTCGCTGACAAGGTGGTCATGTTGTCGTTCAGGCGCTCAACGGCCTTCACTGTCTTCTGGTCAACAATCCCGCCCATCCGGTCCAGCTGGTCGCCCATGTCCTTGACGCCTTGGGCGCCGTCGCTCATCATCTTAAGTAGGTTCACGCCTTCAGCATCGAACAACTTAAACGCCAACCGCACACGGTCGGCCTGGTTGGGGACCTCGCTCAGGGCTTGGGCAATCGCCAGGAATTGCTCATCGGGTGACAGCTGGTTCAGCTCCTCGGCCGATAATCCCAGCTCATCAATTGCGCCTTGCGCCTCTCCCGTTCCTCGTGCTGCTTCCGATACGCGCCGTACCATCCGCTGTAGACCGCTCTCCAGTTGGTTGACCTGCACACCTGACAATTTCGCGGCATGCTCAAGCCGCTGTAACGGGCCAACGTCAATACCGAGCTTTCGGGATGTCTTGGCCAAGCGGTCAATATCGCCACTGAGAGTCGCCAGACGGGCACCAATGGCCGTAAAACCGACACCGATACCAGCGGCCAGGACCTTGCCAATATTTGCAGCAGAGCGGCCTATCCGCTTGGTAATTCCGTCGATCCGGTCGCCGGTTGCTCGGTACTGGTTTTCAACCTTCTTCAGTGAGCCGGTCAGATTACCAACCTTGCCGGTGAATTGGTCTTTCAGCCTATAGGCAATCTCGATAACGCGGTCTTTTATCGCCATGGTGTCGCCTTTGAATGTACAAAAAGGTGGTGCCAGATATAATCCTTCCAGGCCATCCCTGCCGGGCGGTTCTGGGGCCTCTGGCCGGCTGTTAGGAGAACCTAGATTAAATAGTTGTACCGTCAGGTCGCGCTCCAAGGGGGAGAAGCCCACACGACCACGGGAGGTACATCACGCCTTCACCGGACGCCCCGTTTTACCTCTATCAGGTTGCCGGCGTGTAGTTAATGCCTGCCCAATCGACTGCCGCCGCTGCCACATCAAGACGGGCCTTGACCTTGTAACCGTCGGTGTGGAAATCGATTTGCTCTTCGGTGTGAACACCTGCGCCGTCCAGGGTAGCCAGTTCGATGTGCTCGGCCTGGTTATGATCGGCGGCCAGGTAGAAGCCACCCGAAACGCGGGGTTCAACAACCAACGTCAGAGCGCGAATCCATGCCGGGGTTGCATCGCCGGGGTTGGCGGGCTGGTACACGCTGTTGAGGATCTGCTCGGCGCCGAGTTCGTCATCGGTGCCAACGATCAAGAATCTCGGGACTACATTCAGATAACCCTGGCCGCTGATATCCTTCTGGTCGCGCATGGCCTTTTTGGCCAGTGCCAGAGTATCGACAGACAGGGCGCCAGCGGTCAGCAAGTTGTTATGGTCGGCGTGGAACAAGGGCTTACCGTCGCTCATGTCGCCATTATCAGCCAGGGCGCTATACACCAGATCCGCCTCAAGACGGGAGGCAGAGCGACCGAATGCAGCGATAGCGCGAGTAAAGGCGGCCACATCGTCGTTAACCATTGACTGCCGGGTGAAATGCAAGATTCTGCCGAAGGTCACAATGGCGAACTTCTCGCCACGCTCGTACAGTGAGCCGTTGGTGTACTCCGCACCCTCGGGCACCTGTAGCAGGCTCGGGGCAGTGGATACGGCCACACGCGACACTTGCTTGAAGTCGGGCACCTGGCCAGGCTTAACCCATACACGATGGGAGGCAGGCTCGTTTTCGTAGGCATTCAACAAGGACTTCTCCGCGAGATTTTCCAGGATCACCGGGAAGTCGGAGGTCGTCATGCTCGCCTGAATGATCTCATGCGGTGCGGCACCGTCCTTGATCCGGTGGCGGACGTGGGCAGATGAACCGGCATTGATAGCGGCTTTCGCGATATCCGATAGCCGCATGTGCCGGAGATCCTGCGCACCGGCAACCGGGTCTTTGACCTGCTGGCCAGACTTCAGCAGCAACGCATCAACAGCAGCGGCTACAAAGTGGCCTGATCCATACCCACCGTAAGGGGTGACAGTCGCGCCGGTGTCTCCCTCATAAACGATATGGCCGGCACCGCCTCCCAGGGGCTCGGAGCCTTCGGCCATCTTCGCCAGAATCCGCTCACGCGCGGCGGGCAGATCAACGGTGGGATCGTCCAGGCAGGCATCGATCACACGCTGCATGCCATCGTAGTGGGAAACCGGACGTGCAACGTCGCGGATCTCCTGCCGGCGTTTCTGCTCGGCGGCCAATACCGTAGCCTTCACATCTTCGGGGGTTTCTTTCTTCGGGGTAGCCATATTTTTCACCTTCTCGGGGGGGTTGAAACGGGATAGGTCAAAATGGGCTGCTACCTGCAGCGCATCAGTGACCTGGTCAATCAGTCCGAACTCCAGCGCCTCGGCTGCATCGAACCAGTGATCGTTGCCATCAGTCAGCAGCGCCAGCACATCATCGGTAGATTTGCTGGTCTTGGCTGCGTAGCCGCTGGCCATCGAATTGGCGTAGCGGTCCAACACGTCGGCCATTTCGCGCATATCGTTTGCATTGCCGATCGTGGCGGCCCACGGTGCGTGGATCATGATCATGGCGTTGTCGGCTGCGGTGACGGTATCGCCAGCCATTGCAATCAGGGACGCGATAGAAGCGGCAACGCCATCAATGGAAACAGTCACAATTGCCGGGTGGCGCTTGATAGCGTTATAGATCGCCAGGCCGTCGCTCACCGATCCGCCGTAACTGTTCACGCGAACGTCCAGGCTTCGGGCTTCAGTGTTGCCCAGCTCCTCAACAAACTGTTTTGCTGCGACGGTCGACCCATCCCAGGATTCGCCAATATCGCCATAGATCAGCACTTCGGCTGAATCGTTGGCGGCTGCTTTGATTTCGTAAAATTTTCTGTTCATGGGCCAAGGATGCCCGGTGGTAATGAAACTAAACAGTGGGGGGTTTAGTTTCATCTTCCAGGGCTTTTAAAAGCCCCGGTATAGATTGCGGTACGTCGTGCGCCTGGCTGGCACGCTGGATACTTTCTCGGAGGGGGTCAGCCTTAGCCACCGGTCGCCGCTGATAACGCTTGATCTCTTCCAGGAGTCGCCCGCACCGCTGCCGGGTGGTATCACCGGGGATTAGCTCTATCGCCTCCCGTAGTGCCTGGTTGCGCTTTTGTAGCCGCCTCTGGTAACGGATCGACTGCCGGCCTTCAGGGCGTAATCCCAGGATTTTGCAGAGCGGTCTAATCCGTTCGGGATCGTCCTGTGTCTCGAACCGCTCCAGGCCCGCCAGCAGCCACGCGCTCAGGTCGGCAGGGACCGGTATACCGGCCTCCAGCACAACCCGTAAACGCTGTAGCTGTTCGGAGGGAGTGGGCATTTTTTTAATTGATCGAAATAGGCTCGGCAGGCATGCCAGGGAAACCGGATTGCAACCCAGCCTCGTGTAATTCCTGCTTGGCCTCGTCCAGGCTCATGGGTCCATTCATCACCCAGCGGATCAGCTTGGGTTCAGCGTCCGCGCTCTCTCGTTGCGCCACGCACATGACCAGCGTCCCGGTGGTCTGGTCATACATGGCAGTGGCTCCGCCTGGTGCCCTCAGTGAATGCAGTTGGCGCAGTATCTCGTTTTCAGTTTCTGGTGATACAAACATGAGGTTTTCTCCTTTCATCAGTAAATAAACAACAGGCATGTGGGAACGAAATTTATCCGAAAACCGAGCGCGCATTACCCACGGACTATTTTTATTGCCTTGGAGGACCCGGAGTATCACCACCGACCCTCCACGTAGAAGGTCTGCGTCGGCCCGTTGAATACAAACCGCTCTCGCAACCATCCTTTCCTCCCGACTCGATTCTTGAGTAGACCGATGTGCATGGGGATCAGCCGATCCCCTTCGGTCTCTGCATCCGCGTGCAGGAAGATCGCGATATCCGCATCCTGCTCGATTGAACCGGAGTCGCGAAGATCGGCGAGGGTGGGCCATCGCTTCTCCTTCTCCACGTTTCGATTCAGCTGACTGACTGCGATCACCGGGATCTGCAGTTGTTTGGCCAGCTTCTTCAGGGCTCGGGAGACGGCACCTAGTCGGTCGTTTGCGCTGTGCTGGCCGTCCACCTCAACCAAGCCGATGTGATCGACCACCGCAAGCCCGATGTTGTGTTTGCGCTTCCATTCCGCGATCCGTGCCGTGATAGCCGAGAGGTTGTAACTGTCCGCATCAATCCAGATCGGTAGGTCTTTAACCGGGTTGTCTGGTATTCGCTCCATCAAGGCTTTAATCTCGGAATCATTGCCAAACGCCAGCGCAGTGCCATTCACCTGGTAACGGTTGGCCATTGCCCGGATGGCAAGCTCGGCCTCGCCCATCTCCAGGGAGCAGACGCCGACGCCGTGGCCTTTCGCTGCTGCTTGCAGAGTGATCTGGTTGACCAGCGCGGTCTTGCCGATCGAGGGCCGCGCAGCGACCACCACAAGACGTGGAGCCTGCAAGCCGCCTGTTCGATCATCCAGCGGGTGCAGGCCCGTAGGGACGCCGACAGGGCCGGAGGTGGTGCCGGCTTCGTCTATCATGTCCAGGGCCGCCGTGTAGGCTTCTGCGAATGAGGAGGCCTTGCCGGAGCCCTTGTGCATGAAGGTCTCCAGTTTGCTCTGAACATCCGCGATAATCTCGGACGCCTCTAGGTTGCCGGCGGTCTTGACGGTCTCTTGCAGATAGCGGAGGGTTTCACGCTTGATGGACTCACCCCGCACCAAGTTTGCATAAAGGACAGCGTTCTGGGGCGCGTAGGTGTTTCTTGCGTGCTCGCCCACCAAGGCCTTGGCTGCCTCGCTGGAAACTGCATCCCGAACCGCCAGCACATCAACAGGGATATCCCGATCTCGCAACGTATGTATTGCTCGCCATATCTGCCGATTCGGACCGGTTGCGAAATCCTCCTCAGTTAATACAGCCTTCACCGGGTCGATCATGTCCGGGTCCAGCATCATGGCGCCCAATACATTCAATTCCGCAAAACCGATGTTCATCAGTACAGATCCTCTGATATCTGCTTGGGGGCAACATGAGGTGTTGAGTTACCGCGGGCCTGTTGATAGTCGTGCGCCCGTCTGATCCAGTTCCGCCAGCCGGCAATCCAATCTGTCAGCTTGCGGTTCTTTGCTCGCGCATGGTCGGCAAACTTCTCGGTTTCCTGCTGAAGATTAACAGTCGGAAAATTTTCACTTCCCCATGCCTGCATTGCGCTGGTCAGTTTGAAGGTGTCCGGTAGTGGGTGGGCGCGTTTGCGCCCTCTCTCTTCTTTGTGTCTCTTAATACTCTCTTTAGGTGTTGCCGGATCGGTCACAGTTTCGTGCCCGGATCGGTCACAGTTTCCCGCCGATTTGGTAACAGTATCAGGATCGGTAACAGTTACCGGATCGGGCACTGTTTCTGACCAAGGGAGTAAGTATGTATTGGGGCCTCGGTGCTGCTTGACTTGCACCCACCCATATTCCACCAATCTGCCCATTGCTCGGGATACGGTTCCCTCGGCATATCCGCTGCGCTCTGCAATGACTTTGCGGCTCGGGAATACTTCTGTGGCCTGTAGGCTCCCTTTGAAGCTGTAGAGGGCTAATAGCACGCGGAGGTCAATGACACCCAGGCGGTGATCCCTGATTGCCTCAACAGGAAGGGCGCTGAACTTGCCGGATAGCGGCTTACTCATCGTTGGCCGTCCTGTATCAGATCGCCAGATCGCCCCTCGCCCAGCCGGCGCACCTTATCCAGTCGGTCAAGTAGTTTTCCTGCGTCCACGTCATTCCTCCAGCAACTTGGCAGCGGCTTTCTGCGCGTCGGGGGTCATCCAATATTGCGCCACTGAAACCTTGCTTCCGCCATAGCCTCGAACAGTTATAAGTTCTCGTGCTACCGGGATGCTGAACTCGCGCTGGAACGCTGCCACGGTGCTGGGCAGCACATGTTCATGGAGCAGTCTTTCGGCCTGAAAGCGGTGGATCTTCTTCCCGCTTGCGAGGTACTGAACGACGTTATAGCGTTTCGTCCCGCGCCGGATTTTGCTAAACTTGCGGGGTATGTTTTGATTTGCCGCCTCGGTTGCCGCCGGGGCGTTTTCTTTTGTCGTCATCGGCTTGGCTCCCATTAGGCGCTGACGCGCTTGTTTTTGGCTTCCAGCCAGCCAAAAAACCGCTCCTCGTCGATCAGAACGCGGCGACCATTGCGAATGATTACACCCGCGTCGGCCATGCCGTTTTTGTCCGCGTTGAAGATACGGAAGCGAAGTCCGCCCTCAGGGAAAGCCGGGTGCTTCCCTGAAAACTGTTTGATGGTCAAGAGACTCGGAATTGCCATTCTAATTGCCCTCTCAGTTGGTTTAACGGAGACTGCAATCAACGGTTGTCAGTAATTGCAGTTCTTAGGGCTATTTGGCACAGGCAAAAAAATAGGCGCAAGCGCGCCATAGAAATATTATCTATTTAAAATACAATAAGTTGCGTAGGTAAAAACAGGTAATCAGGTATACCTAAAAAATCACCACTCTTTTCTTATCCTTCGTTCGATCGTCCCGGCATCTAGGTGGTTGAATTTTTCATCTCTCGCCATCTGATTGGCGACTGATTGTTTTTTCGGCCTTGATCCATTCTTTTCAATGTAAGCTTCAGCTATCTCATTCGCTGCGGCTTGTAACTCCGGGTCGTGATTTAGATCCTTTTTTTTGGGCGGGCTCCGTCTCAATCGCTGACTGTTTAAACCGGTCTATCTCTTCCGAGTGTATGCATAAATCCTGGAAAGAAATCCTGCGGTCTGGCTCATCCTTATTTATGGCAAACAGCCCCCAATCCCCAACCAATCCACGCGGGTCGCTTAGTAGTTCCTTGTGCCCGGCTTTGGTAGGCTCAAGAAATCTAATTTCTGCTTCCTTGTCTGAAGAATGCAGAATCTTGTACGTCTCCCCATGATTAAGGTGCCAAAACTGGCAGGCGTAAAATTCTTCTAATCTAATATCCTTCCTGCCAGGTATCTGCCATAGATATGTGCGGATTGCCCTATCGCCAACAAACTTAACTTCATCAGGACCCCATCCCACTTGATCGTCATTCCACTCATCAGGAAATATCCATTTACCCCACCACCCGCGAGCAATTACTCCTGCTCTAATTTTATTTGAGGTTAGCAGCTGTATAAGCTGTTCCATATCCTCAAGATCAAGCATTTTCACTGCCTTTTCTAGCCTGTACCATTCCGCCTTGAAGGTCATGCCTCACCCCCAAACATTCGATCATCCAGCTTTGATATAACCCCGCTCACATGGTCCGTGCTGAAGTGGCTATATCGTTTCACCATGGCAAGTGTCTTGTGACCCAGTATCTCGGCAATCTCGGCCAACGTGGCACCGCTCATCGCGAGATATGAGGCCGCTGTATGGCGTAGGTCATGGAACCGGAAATCCTCTATCCCTGCCCTATCTAGCGCAGAGAGCCAGGCCGATCTGATATCCGCCGGTTTATCGCCCTTTCGAGAGGGGAAAACCAAGGTGGTATCAAGCCGCCGAACCTTTGCATGATCCTTCAGCAGTTGAAGCGCAACACCTGTTACAGGCACACTCCTTGTTTCGCTGTTCTTGGTGTCGTGGAGGGTTATCTGGCCCTTTTTCAGGTTCACAACGTCCCAGGTTAGACCGAGGATCTCACCCTGCCGCATGCCCGTAGACAAGGCCAGGACAACGATAGCGTACAGGTTCCTGCTGTCGGAATCCTTACAGGACTGCAACAGGGCCTTTCGTTCATCATCAGAAAGAAAGCGGACTCGCCCCCGTGGCTCTTTGGATTTCTTCACCTTCCCCATGATGTTGAAATCCATCCACCCCCATTCCTTAACAGCAATGGTGAAGGCGCACGACAAGGCGGCCTGATATCGGTTTGCCGTCGCCGGCGTTCGGTCTTTTTTCAGCTTATCCCTATGTTCGCGCAGCAGCTCGGGGTGATATCTGCGAGCTTGTATCCGCCGATTTCGTCCTTCCACCACAACAAGTGACGCTTGGTGTCTCTGGCGCTTTTCTTCCCCTCCAATTCATGCTTTATGAACCTATCGACCAGATCCCCCAAGGTGTGCTTTCTGGCTTGTGTACCGGCTAATCGCTGCTCGCTGATAGCCGCCTCTGTCTGTGTCGCCCAGGCCTTCGCGTCAGTCTTTCTAGTGAATGACTCCGTGACGCTGCGCCCACGCATGCGGACTTTTACCCGGTACGTGACCTTGCCGTCTTTGCTAACTCGCTTTTCTATAGAAGCCAT